TGACCAGATGGGCGTCGGCCCGGCTGACGCCACTCACGGACCATGTCTTCGGGCTGCTCGCCTTCTCCGGCACCTCGACGCCTGGCCGGACGGTACAAGACCCGCAGCGCAGGTCGTTCCCGAACCAGGCGACGACCAGACTGACGCTTTCCACTTTCGGCGCCATGGCCTGCATCCGGTCGAGCGCCACGATCATGTCCGGGCTGCCGGGTATGGCGTTCAGGTTCTCGGCAGAATTGGTGCTATTTCCACCTTTGCGCACGGCTTCGGTGGCATAGGTGAACTCGCCCGAGGCCGGGATCAGTGTGACGGCACGGGTCAACCCCTCGGCCGTGTCGGGATCGGCCAGCGGCCGGAACACCTCGAAGGAGAGCTGCGGCAGACGATTGCCGTAGTCATTCAGCGGCAGATCCTCGAAGACCACGTAAGCCGTACCGCGATAGGCCGGGGTCGCCTCCGCACCCATGGTCGCGGTGATGAAGGGGTCCGGCTCCTGTGTCTCGGAGCCCGGATACCAGCGCCAGGTAGTCCCCGAGGTGTCGAGCGGCTTGCCATCGGCCCAGATGCGGCCGATGCCGGTGATCTCGCCCTCACACAATGCCACCGCGAAAGAGGCATAATAGAGGTATTCCGTGGTCTCGACCTTCGGCCCTCCGCCCTTGCCGCCGCCCTGGCGGTTCGTCCGGGTCTCCTCGCGAAAATCCGTGGCCCAGACGATATTGCCGCCCATGCGCATGCGGCCGAAGATGCGGGGGATGACCGCGCCCTCCGTGGAGGCGGTGATGCGCAGATTGTCGAGCCGCGCGCCTTCGATGCGCTGGACCGGGGCGAGGGAGGAGACGATCCAGCTGTCGACGGCCGCGCCGATGGTGGAGCCGATCATGCCGCCGATGGCCGCGCCGGAAAAACCAAGGATCGCGCCCCCGAAGCCGCCGCCAATCGTGGCGCCGACCGAGGCCAGAACAAGAGTTGCCATGGTGAAAGAGTCTCAGACGCTGGGAAAGAGAAAGACGAAGGCGATGCGGCGGTGCCAGGCTGGTGTCAGGGGCTCCTCAACGACGCCCAGCCGCTCATAGGCGTGGATGAAGCGGTCCGGCGCGGTCAGAATCCCGACATGCTTGGCGATGGCGCCGGGGCGCATACGGAAGAGGACAAGGGCGCCCGGCAGGGCGTCCGCGAACGGCAGTTCGATCATCATCCGCCGCGCGCCCTCAGCCAGAATCTCGCGGGAACCCGTCTCGCCCCAGTCGCGGCTGTACGGCGGCATAGGGAAGGGCTCATCGCCGACCACATCGCGCCACACCCCGCGCGCAAGCCCGAGGCAGTCGCAGCCGATGCCCTTCAGACTGGCCTGATCGTGATAGGGCGTGCCGAGCCAGAGGCGCGCGGCGGCGATGACGCGATCCGGATCGGCAGGCATCACAGCACGGCCCCGTCATGTGCGCCATCCTGACTGGCATAGCGCAGGATGGTGTCCTGACCGGGAATATGCGGAAAGCCCCGGAAGTTTACCACATTCCCGAACTTCTGGGCGCAGGTGGCGATGCGCTTGTCGCAGCCGGCGTGGATGGTGAAACCATCGCCCGCGCCGATGGGACGGATCGGTGCTTCCTGCTGCGTCAAAACCGCCATGCCATCGCTGCGGTCATGGGCCAGCACTTCGGCGCGGCGACCGGCATTGGGGCCGGTGGTCCATGTGAGCGTGCCGAAGCGGAACCAGCCGGGTGCAAAGCCGCCGAGACCGGAGGCCGTGAAGGCGCGGTCGCGCAACCCGTCGATCACGGTGCCGGTGCCGCGAAAAACCGGAGCCTCCAGATCGACACCGCAGCGGGCATCGCCCAGCGCCGCGTCGCAGCTGGCCTGAAACGTCCGACCGACAGTCTGGCCGAGGATATGCGACATGGAGCGGATCTCGGCCACGAAGGCATGACGCCCGCGCCGGATCTGGCCGATGGCGCCGCGGCGCATCACTATGCGCTGCGCAGGGTTGGCCCAGTTCACCCGCCAAAGCTCCACTTCGGCATTGTCCCAGCGCCCGTCCAGAATATCCGACTCGGTGATCCGGTCCGAGCGCAGCGCGCCTGCGGCGTCCTGCGCATCGACCGAGAGATCAGCGCCCGACCTGATCTCGCTCGCCGTCAGCCCGCTTTCCGGCTCGAATTCCGTGCTGTCAAACATCAGCACCCGGTCGTGATCGGTGAAGCCGAAAGCCGTGCCATCGGCGCGGGTGATACGCCAGCACCAGGCGAGGGTCGTGGTGCCGCTGTCGAGATGATCTCCAGCAAGGGGATGGAGGTGATGGAGCCGAGGCGTTCGATGTCCAGAGTCACGTCCAGCGCATCGCTGTCGAAGCGGACCGGCACGTCGTATTCGAAACCGGCCGTGATGGAGATGCCGTTGGGTGGCGCGGTGTCGAAGCTGACGAGGCCGGTCTGGTGATCAACCGACCAGCCGCCGGGCTGCGCCACGCCGTTGAGGGCGATCCGAACCGTGCCCGCAACGGGCTTGGTGATCGCCCGGGTCCAGGACTGGCCAACCGATACATAGCGTTTGACCAGCTGAAATGCGGTCGTCACGCCATCCCCGGTGCCGATCTGCTGATCGATGGGCGACGGCACCTGCGACGGCAGGCAGGACCGATGATCGGCCCAATCTTTGAAGCGGAAGCCATAGAGCCGGCCGTTCCGCGCCTCGAAGAAGGCGACGACCGCCGCCAGATCGTCGGCGCGGCGGATGCCGTAGCTGACGTCAAAGCGGCGCCGACTGTTCGCCCAGCTCGCGTTACGCTCTTCATCGCCGCTTGCCAGCTCGACGATCTGGGTGCGCCGCTCGGGCCCGCCACGCGCGCCGCGGCTGATATTGTCCGGAAACCGGACCTCGTGAAATGCCATGTTGCAGGATTCCTTCTGTCAGAGGCCACGCCGCCCGAGCGAGACGGCGCGGGCGATATCGGCGGCGATCTGGGTGCGGGATTGCCGGAAGCTTTCGGCGTCGCGGGCGTGGATGTTCACCGTGACGCCATTGCCGTAATCCTGCGCCTCGCGGCGCGACAGCACCCGTTCGCCCCGTTGCAGGATCGCCGGCACCTCGTCATGGCGCAGCCCGACCATGCCGCCAGCATGCATCCTCTGCGCCCCGGCAAAGGCGAGTGCGGGGACCATGCGGCCGGGACCGGCGGCGTCAACCGTGCCGCCCGCGTGCATGATATTCGCAAAGATTCCGCCTGCGCCGCTCAGCGCGCCGGACAGCGCGTTGGCGATGGGGCCCAGCAGAAACCGCCGCGCGGCCAGTTTTGACAGATCGGCCAGCAGCGAGGTGACCAGATCGCGAAAATCGAGCTTGCCCGTCCTGACGAACTCGCCAACAGTATTCTCTGCGCCTTGAAACGCACCCACCAGCGCCTGGCCGATATCGGCACCGATGTCCTTTGCTTTCTTCCCATAATCCGACAGCGCCTCGGTCACGGCCTTCCAGCCAGTGGCCGTGGCCTCGGTCGCAGGCTTTGCTTCTTCCGCTGCCGACTTGCCCGCGGCTCCGGCTTCCTTCGCGGCTGCGCCAGCACTAGTTGCGGCCGTTTCCACTCCGCCCAGCGCATCCTCATAACGCCCGGCGGCTTCCGTTGCGATGTCCAGCGCCTCGTCGCCGACATCCTCGCCGCCCGACATCGCAGCGCGCAGGGCGTCCATGGCTGGCCCCACCCCATCGAAGGCCGAGGCCCGGCTGCTGCTGGCCCGGTCGCGATAGCGGCCGGCCATATGGGCGGCGTTGCTGGCCGAATGCTCCAGCATCGAGGCCCGTCCCAGCGCCTCGAACACATCGATGCGGGTGTCCGAGCCGATCTCTTCCGCCACCTTGTTGAAGGTTGGGCCGATCATGCCCAGAAAATCCGCCCATTTCCCGGCCAGGAAGGCCATCAGCCGTGTCCAGATCGCCTCGATCTCGGATTGCATGGCCCGGAAATCGTCGGCGAAGGAGAGGGCGGTGATCTTGATCCCCTCCCAGACGGCCTTGGCCACATCGCCCATCAGCGCCATGGCATTGCCAAAACCGCCTGCGCCTTTGACCAGCCTGGTGAACTGATACACCAGCTCGCCCGCCCCGACGATCAGCGCGCCTATGCCGGTGCGGATCAGCGCACTGCGCAACACGACCAGCGCTGTGGCGAGACCCCGGACGGAGAGTGCCGCCGCCGCGAGCCCCGCGACCCAGCGCCCGGCCATGAAACCCGCGAAGCTGGCGGCATAGGTCGAAAGCCTGCCGATCTGATCGAAAAGGCCGCTGATCGCCATGCCAAGCGGGCCAGTGCGGCTGGCCAGCGCTGCCATGGCATCGGCCACGGCCTCGAGCGCGGGCGCGGCGGCAACCGCCAGCTGGTTCGAGAGACCCCGCCAGATCAACCCAAGCCGCGAGA